GGGTCAACCACCACAACCTATACCGATCCGGTTGTGCAGGTACAGAATAAGGAGTTTGGGGCCCTGACCGATCTGGTGAAGGGGGGTACAGGCGGTACTCGCCCCATTGCCGAATCTCCTGGGATAGGCAATTCCCGAATTCCCAACGGTATCCGTATTGGTAATTCGCTAACCCCTGAAGAGGCGGCTATCATATCTAAAGCTGGCACCAGTGTGGGAGTATTTACCCGTTCTGCGATGAATCCTACCGACTCCGGCAGCTATATCCGGGTCGCAGTATCGAATTTGTTGGCGAGTGGCGTCAATGTTACGGGGGTCGGAGTACCCTCCACAACTTCGGATACCAGTTCCGCTATCTCCCCCATCACGGATTACACCGTGACGTATCAGGCAAATTCCGGTGGGACGGACCCATCCGACCCGTTGGTCAATGTGCCCGCCTTTAGTCCAGTAGAGTCGTGTCAGAAGTTTGGTGGCACCGGCTGTAGTGAGCTAGGGTACGATCCCGATCAATTGTGCCGTAACAATTTCAGCAAGGCGCTGTTCCCCGAAACCGGATACGGTACATCAGGTGCAACCGGAGTTACTAATGTTCCAGTTGATCGGCCTCTAGGTTCTCAACTCGGTGCCGATGTCACATATATCGCGGTGCCTGTTACCCACCCCCAAGCGGTGTTTAGTGCAGATGGTTTGAGCAAATTGTCCCGAACCAGCGTGTTAAAGAGTAGTGAGATGTTGTGTGCGAGCCTTAGAGATCCCTACCAATACGGTGCGTGTATCTCAATGCTGAAGTGCAAGCGTTTTGATCCTCCGTACGAGGGGAGGTACAGTTTTGCGTTTTGTCCTAGTACCTTGCATGGCGGGAGGTTAAGACGATGAACAGCACGTTGCAGGGGTATTGCAAGTATGTAGAGAACGATCCGGTGCTGGAGTTTGGACCCGAGCGGCGTTACTTTAATCACGCCGTGGGAGAGGATATCTACCGTGCATCGGTGAAGAAACAGTTGACCGACTCGCTTGAGATTGTTATTGAGAAAAACGGCCCAGGGCTCAGACCCATCCCCGAGTTCAAACTTACCAACCAGTCTCTGACTACCTGGGACGACCATTGGATCAGTGGTGAGCGTAACGTAATTGTCGACCCTCGGATACTTAAACTTAACCTCCAACGGAACCGGCTCGTGTATGTGAATATCAATACACCCAGGCTGGAGTTGACCGAGTTGAATCTCGAAGGCAATAAGGAGCTGGTACACCTATACATTCACGAGGCTCCGAAACTCACACGGCTCGATGTCAGCGGGTGCGTATCGTTGGGGTATGTATCCTTGGGGGTCAATCGGGATATCCGCGAACTGGTCGCTCGCAATTGCTCGATGACCGAATCGGTTATGGAGCAGTTGTTGAGGGATTTTACCCCCACCGTCTGTGCGAGTGCGAATGTCAGGGGGGCCGGGGCTTTCCGCAAACAGCACAACACGGTGCTGGATTTGCGGGGGAACGAGGTTGTGTGGTCTAATAGACGGATTGCCAGTAAGATACGTGTACTGCTCACCAACAACTGGGTGGTGAAGTGGGACAACAACCCCCCGGCCGATATCGTACCTCCCCAGTTGTATGGGTTCTTCGTTGAAAGCCAAATAGGTAAATAGTCAGAGGAAGTTTGTGGCGGATCTCAGGACCCGATTCATTGAGGATTATGCGGGCGGGTTGCTGAACATCGCCCGGCAGGAACTGTCTAGCACAGGTGAGGTGCTGGCCCAGGACGGGTTTGTGGACGGCACTACACTTTTTGTTGAGGACGGTCGCGGGGTGAAAAGCGGCTTGAGATTGGGTAGTTCGTTGGTGGAATGTATCGACCCCACCACCGAGACCGGCCTATTGAACGTCCGTACTGCTGATCGGACTTACGCGAAGATCCGCGATCTCAAGGCGTTCGCTACCGCCGTGGCGTCTGCCCAAGGAGCTCTGTCCGACTCAGTAGCGACATCGCTAACCAACCTCGAGGGGGCGTTTGAATCACTGGAGACGGATGTCGAAACCTATCGCACCCAGCTCACCGAGCTGATCGATAACACCGATCTGGGGGTAGGCAACCTGACGTTGCGGGTGGAAGGTACAGAGGCCGCGATCACCCGGATCGACACCACGTCCACAACTCTATCGGATCGGGTCACCACCATTGAGACCACACTGTCTCAGGTACAGGTAGTGACCGAGGAGGTAGAGGTGTCCGGGTCGACGGTGATCCTGGCCAACCTTGATGCTGGGACAGTTAACTTAACCTCCAGCCGGTACTATGCGATTACGTCTGTCCGGACTAACGTCCCAGCGTGGGTCACAATCTATACAGACTCTGTGTCACGCGGCAGCGAGCAACGGAGTGAGGGGGCTCCGACCATACGGAATGGTGGCGTAGTCCTAGATGTGGTCAATAGCTCCGGAAATCTGATCCTGAAGACGTTGCCGTTGGTGGCTGGACTTAGTCCCGATGGGACCATGTACGTGCGGGCGGTCAATAAGTCCGGATCTCCAGTATCAGTTACTGTTTGGGTAAGGTATATCCAACTCTAGGGAATCGATTACCGACCGGATTGTATCTTCTCCCAAACGGATTGTGATAATCGGACCGATCTTGCGCAATACGTAAAATAAGATACCGTGCTCGCGTTCGGTGTCATCCACGAACACACTGCGGAAGGTTTTGTCATGGATATCTTCGCCTCCCAACATCTCACACACTGTGTCCGGATCGAATATCCACATGCAGTTGGAGCGATCCGCTGTGGCGATGTATAACGCGAACGGGGTGTGGTTTTGCGCCACACGATACAGGGACTCGATCACACCACCGATATCTCCCGAATTCCTTAAGGATTGTGCCAGTACGTCGCGTTCGTGCTCGGTATTGAACACGTCTTTATACCCGTACCGAACGGGACCGGCCACTGAGTCCCAGGTGATCCGCGATGGCCCGGGTCATCCGGGTTGCGAGTTTGCGGTCGGACTCGGACATATGGGGTACGGCTACCGTGTCACCGGAATCGTCTACAGCTACTGCAGCCGGTTGGTCGGATTCGGGGGTAGGGGGCTTCTCGCAGTTCTCCACTAGATCCCCCGTTTCCTCCTGATACCCGGGGCTGTCCGCCACCACTTGGTTGCTGTCTTCGGGCCCACTGCTGCCATGCGGAGATTTGGTCTTTGCTGAAGGAGTGGTTGGCATTAGACATGTAAGGATCGAGTACTACTCTACCTTGCTTTCAACCGGACCGGGTAACTCAAGCAGGTAGAAAGCGAACACCCCTCGCTCCCACGCTCTGGCCCGATTCCGGAGCCGTGTTGATGAGAAGGACCGCAAAGGAGCCAGCACGGGCCCCGGCGCCCCAACTCCCACCACAGACGGGGAGCAAGTTATTCACATGAGCCCGATACAGACCGTCGCCACCAAATATATTGGTGGATGTCTGAGTGAGGCTGGTGCCAGCTTCGCGGGGCAAGCCAAACTCCGCCATGGCCTTGCGGGTAGCGTTCGCCGCCCAGGTCGAGGAGGGGTGATACGTCCCACCGACATTGGGCACAAGATGCGTCCACTCATTAGCCGCAGTCCACCACACCCCGTCATCGGCGGCGTTAACCGCCAACGAGATCACATTGGCCGCTCCCGTGATGCCGGTATTACTTGATACGGCAGTGTAGTCGTCTAGATCACTGAATGCCTTATAGCCCGCATTCGTACCGGTGTTATTGGTGAGGCCGGGGGTGATCTCCCACTGGTTACCATTGACATCAACAATCCCGCACAGTTGGCCGTTGTGGGTTGTGTGCTCTGTGGCTGATAGTGTGCCGATCCGGGCCGCGCCGGTAAACGACCGGAAGGATTCGCCGGCCCAACCGCTTGCGTTTCCGCCTACATCTGTGCGGGAGAACACCAGGCTGGTCTTGTTGATATCCGAACCGGCATTGTTGTTGTTACCTTTGGGGGCGTAAGGGGCCGTATCCATCCAAGCCGCATTAGCAATCGCGTTGGTGACGGGGACACCAGATGTGTTGAGTAGGGCCTGGGCGTGAGCGAGAGCGAGGTAGCCCAAATGGATGCGGGTCCAGATAGGGGTGGGGTACCAGTCGACACCACGAGACTTGCACAGGGCCCATGCGCCTCCGTAGGTGTCGGTGGGTGTGGTAGCCGCACCGTTCAGCACGGTGCTGTTGCAGCGGCTGAATGGGCTGCGGAGCGTACCGGACAGGGAGGTTGCCGATACCGGCCAGTGCAGGGGGCGGGACGCAAATACGCCACCAGTGGACGGGAGAGTTCCCGGCAAGCCGTCGGTGCTGTTCGGACGGCCGGAACCATCAGGCCGCACGTTGCTACCCGGGTACTTGTCCACGAATACGCCCGCCAAATTGGAGCCGCCATTCCTGAAGGTCTTGGCGAGAACGCTGTTGCCGGATTGTGTTGAACTGATAACCACTCGAGTGAGAAAGGCGTCGTTACCGGATCCGGGTGCTTGCAGATCGATCTGGTGAGCTGGCAGGAAACACACAATCGATGCGGACGGAGTGTGTACGTAGTTCCCGTAGTTGGGGTTGAACCGGTCGTATGTTCCCGGCAGAACAGACATATCTCCCGGCAGCAACTCGGGCGGGCAACAACCCACACCGAATCCGCGCAATCCCGGCAGCCCAATGGTATACTTGAACTCGTCAGTGTAGCCATACCACTCGTTGTCTATATCCCACAAGCCCCTAGGCCCGATGATACGTTCTTTGACTCGGAGTAAGGGGGAGATAGTCGACATGGTGTGTGGGGGAGATAGGAATCGTTTAGATGATATTGTCAGAGGACCACTCCGGTCCAAGCCTCGTTCACGTCGGGAGTGGCCGGATCATCGGCGATAAACCACCCATTCTCGTCCCGCGCACGAACAAGTACTGTAGCTCCAGTGCCACCGCTAAACGGGCTAGGGTAAAATGTTACCAGGTTCGGGAGTTCGGTGTAGTTGATGGGTACCAAGGTGTCGGCATTCGCACCCTCCCACACATCTAACGGTTCTTTGTTATCGGCGTATGCCCCCCAATAGTCATATCCGGTATGGTTGTTAGCATCCGGATCGGTGTTTCTTTCCAGGCATACAACTGTCACAGTAGGATTCCCGAGTTCGTCAGAGCTCGGGGGCTGGACAGAGGGACCGGAGTGTTCCGGTAACGCACGGTATAGGCGGATTTGCATGGCGCACAGTTCTACTATTGTGCTTTCAACGGTATGTCAGCAGAAACTCCCGGACCGAATATCGATTACATTGTACTGGTCAGGGCCGATGGGGGCCAGATCCATTCCGGTAGCCGCTATTGGTCCAACACCAAACGGTACGGTGCCGGGGGTGCCGATACTGTATGAGCCGTTAGTCCGGATCATCTCTGATTCGAGCAGGCGGGTCAGCGTGACATTAGTGACATTGGCAACACCGTCGAATACCCCGTTATTATTGTACTGTACCTGGGTGTTATTACCGCCTGGAATGACCGGTGCAAAAAAAATTGACATCAGACGTACTCCGTGACTTGAACGGTACCGTTAGCATTAGTCCAGATACCGTAAATGGCATTGGAAATAATGCACTGCTGGTCAAGGAGAAGAAATGCTCCGGCCGGAACCTCAATGAACGAGTTGAGCTGAGTTGCGGGGGTGGAGAAAGAGAGATATAGTTTCGAAGTGCTAGTGTTACTGATTGAGAACCCGCGTCGGTTAGAGTTGGCGGCCAACACGGTGACGCTGGTTACGCTACTCGCCACGCTGGTGGTGGTGGGGGTTCGGAGAGGAACACCAGTTGGAATGGGGTTGCCAATATCATTACTGATCTCAATCTCTGCCCCGATAACTACATCACCGTTGAGAATGATCTCTCCGGAGGCGGGGTTAATAATATTGCCTTCGCTATCCGCCAGTTGGATAACTTGAAAAGTCTTACCACCAGCGACGCTTACTGCTTCCCCAATGGGGTGAGTATCTAGCGGGTTTTCGTAATAGGCCACGGATTAATGTGTGATGACTGTACCTGATTAGCCTTCAACGGTGCCCTGGCAACCTGGGATATTACTGCTGTCGGTATCCTGCTCGAGGAGATTGTTGGACGTGGGGGATGGTACCAAATACTCACCGGTCTCGGTCCACTGCTGCCATCCCCACACATCCTCTGAACAGGTGTGGTGAGGGGCCTGAGCTTGTGAGTCCGCCGCCCGGGCACGAAGGTTCCGCCCCGGACCCGGATTCACACGATTGCTAGTGGCCAGATATTCTGGTTGCCGCAACATCTGCCGCGTTAGTGAGCTGGCCTGGGTTTCACGGCTACGGTAATCGGCATCATCCCTGCCGTCCTCCCAGTGCTGGTAAGGGTTGGTTTGGACGGCCACAGCAATACTCGCAACTCCTACACATTGCTTTCAACTAACCCGTTGCGTATATCCCCATCCCTGTGCTATAGTACAGGTGTATTGTGGAGGAAAGAACCCCCACCAGTTACCCACTATCACCATGGCCTTATCTTCCAAATCGATGCGCGAGCTGGAGACTGTCGCTACCGACTCCGTCTCCGATTTTGATTTTGGCGAGCCCGAGATCATCTCGGTCGAAATAGCTCCGGGTCGATTCCTGTCCCTGCAGGAGCCTAGCGCCGACAACCTGATCGAGATCACAAAGATCAGTACTGACAAAACTCTGGACGAGATCCCTGCGACCTTGAAGATTATTTGCATACTGCACAGCCCTGAGCCTGGTGGAAGAAAGCTAACCTTGAAGGACGCAATGCGTTTGAGGTCTAAGCAAATCAAGTTACTGGGTGATGCCATTAACGAGTTGCTGGGAACAAGGAGTGAAGCCGAAGACTCCAAAAGCGACGTTAAAGGTGACGACGAACCCTAACTACACGGTAACGTGTATTGACGGTCGGGGTAACCATGTATCGTTTCGGGATATCACCGGAAACGATCTTGAGTACCTCGATACCATGCTGGTTGGAGATGAACCCACCCTATCGAGCCGCGACGTAATCGAGTTGCTCGGTAAACTGTCTGTCCGACCCGGGATAAACTTTGGTGGGTTAATCCCTCTAGCTATCCGCTCACTGTATATGGCTGTGCAGGAAAATATCCTGAAATCCTATATGTCAAAGGAGGCGTGGCTTAAAAATTGCTACGCCATCCAGAATGGGTCGTTTCAGGGTATAACCAACATGGAACATGTCCCAATGTCAAAATTTGTTGCCATGTGCCAAATACACAAAGAGGCTATGGACCAGATGGAAAACAACGCCAAGGGGATTACTACCTCAAATGGGTTCGGTAGCGAATCCACACCTACTAACAACTAACTGCCCATGTCTTCACCAACACCTCAACTGCAACGATTTAGCGACGAGATGAAATCGACTGAGATACTGCAGTATATGGTGATCTTGTACCAGGTCACTAAAAGCCAAGATGTCGACGAGCTCAACCGTTACCTGAAGTACGTATCGAAGGTTATTAGCCCGGAGGACTTCAATAACCTGGTTAGGAGAGTTGTCCGGATGATGGGGGTGGATAAATGTGGAGACTCGTTATGCTCGGATTGGCTTATGACATCGCTGTATGAGTTGTATAGTGCGTATGGTACCGAGTCGGTAGCGATGTGAGTCGACCCCCCATTAAAGACCCTTCAACGTTTGTAATTTTTCTTCCCGTCCAGTTGAAGGCTTTAATGATAAGTCTGTCGACTAGCACGGAGATTTTGCCTTGGCATCATCGATTACAGTCAACGCCGCCCCACTAAACCGACCAGGAGTATTCGTTACCCAGTCGGCTACTGGAGGCCTTCCACAACCCCTGGCAAGTCACGCCGTTGGTTACCTCTTCGGGACTACCCCCGCTGATGAGTACTACGGTGATGAAAGCGAGGGCATCTACTCTAACTTTCTCCCCTATACACCCACCCAAGTAGCCTCACCCGAGGATTACCTGCAGCGGATTGGTGGTAGCACCCCCAGCGGATCGGTTGGAGCTCTCGCCACCTACGACTCCGTTAAGGGATTTTTCGACAACGTCGGTGTTAATGGTATCCTGTATTTCACCCGGGTTACCCCTACCCCCGAAACCGTAATCAGCCTGAGCGGTAGCGGAGCCGGTAGCGGTTATAACGCTTTTGCGCTGAAGGTTAACGGCCGGTATTTCGGTACTCCGATCAATGTTCTCGATCTCGATGGCGATGAGATTCGGGTCATTACGACCACGGCCATCGACGCAATCGATAACGCTCGCGACCTGTACAACTACCTGTCCAGTAGCAACTCGGATGGTTTTTCTGACTTCTACAAAGTAGAACAGACTGCCACTGAGGCCACGCAAGGTAAGTTTCGCATTTTCTCCCGGGATAACTCGCTTCTGCCCAAAATCTACCGGTTTGTCGCTTACAACTTCAGCGACACCGGCTATGCGTCACCACTGAATATCAATACCACTGGTGTTGTCCAGTTGTTCACTTCGGTAAAGGAGATCAATTTCCGTTGCAACAGCCGTGAGATCTCTACTGGCGAGACCGTGCTGTATGTGGAGGGATCGGCTGTAAGTCTATTTATCGCGGCGGCCAATGCTATTACCCCCGGTACGTACGTTCCTGCCACCGGACAGTCTAGTATTTTAAGAGCTTTCCTGGCCGCGAATGGCGTAACTGTCATCGCTAATGACAAGATTGTAGCCGTCAGCCGGGATTTTAGTTCCGGTGTGAGCGTTGGTAACAAATGGCCTGATGCTGACGCCGCTTACTGGCGTTACACTCTGTCTACTACTACCTTCGCCAAAATTGGAGGAGCTACTCCTACCGTCCCTACCGGTACGGTGAGCGTGGACGGTATGACCCGTACCGGGTTCCTGCCTGACTCCGTGCAAGTGTTTTATGTATCGGTGGCGGGTGAGAACCGCGCCATCATTGTTAACGGCGCCAAGCCGGACGATCTGGCTAATGGCCTGAGGGACGAAATCATCGCAATTCTGGCCGAGAAAAACCTCGCTCAGTACTACACCGTCGAAACCGTCCCCAGTGGTAGCAACTACAGCGGTACCAACTACGCCCCGAATAACGGCTACGTGGTATCGAACCTTGTGTCTGCTGCCGGTACCCCTTTTATCCGTCCCGACATCAACGACATCGCTCTGACCGGCACCGTTGCTATCACCACGGGCGGTATTGTGACCGGCACCAGCACCTTGTTCAACTCCGAGATCGGAGTAGGAAGTATAATCGTTGTGAACGGAGTCCGGTACACCGTGACTGCTCGTACTACCGACACTGCCGCTACCGTATCTCCTTCTCCCACCGTCGCTATCGCTGCCGGGGCTACAGCCAGACTGGATAAATCCATCGCTAATGGTTTCCAGTCCTTCGACTACGTCCTCCGGGTGCGGATCACTGCCAAAAACGGCCTGGTTAGTCCGGTACTGCCTGGCCTCAACCGCCAGGGTCTCCTGGACGACAACGTAGTCAAACTGACCTCGGCTGTTGAGCAGATTGGGTATGAGGGTTACAAGCTGACTTCGGCTGCCAAAGCACAAGACTTTGTGTACGGCATCGAGAAGGGTATGAGTGGTGATTACTACGCTCCGGGCTTCCTGATGGCTCCAGAGGCGTATGCCACGCTCGCATACTCGGCCGATTCCGACCTGGCATCCCGGTCCGAAGCCGCCACTGAACGGCTCAAGATCACCCAGACCCTTGTATCTGCGGCCGAAGGTCGGTTCGGGGTTACTGAGGGTGTATCTGGCACCCAGCACATGGCTCTGATCGACTGCGGTGGAGATATCGAGAATGTCTCCCAAGCACAGGACGAACTGAACCTGATCAAGCAAGTTGTCGGCGTCCCTTATGGTCACGCTGCATACTTCGCCCCCTACGTCAAAAACCTCTCCGACCGGTTCGTGCCACCCAGCTCGTTTGTAGCCGGCATCGCATGCAGTCGGTTTGTTAACGAGGGCTTCCAACAGCCCCCCGCCGGATCTCGCTATCCGCTGCGTGGTGTTGTCGGACTCAAGTTCAACATTACTGCTCAACAGCAGGAAGTTACTTACGCCCTGGGACTCAACCCAATCCGGTCCCTGCCTAATCGCGGGATTGTAGTCCACGGTTCACGCACCTTATCCAGCTCCCCACTGTTCCGCTTTGTGAACACCCGAGTCATTCTTAACGTCCTTATCGATGTTATGAACCGGAGCTTCGATGACATCCTGTTCGAAGCTATCGACTCATCCAACACCGTCTTCAGCCGCGTTAAGTCTATCGCCACCCAGGTTCTGAACCAATTCTACCGCCAAGGTGCATTGTTCGGGAATCGCCCCGAGCAAGCCTACCTGGTGGTTTGTGGAGCGGCCAACAACTCCTCCGCTTTGCTCGAACAGGGTACGGTTCGGATGGATGCTTATGTCGCGACTAGCCCAACTCTCGAGCGTCTCGCAATCACGATTGTCCGCACTCCGGTTGGTCAAGTCTCCCTGCTGAGTGATAGTTTCTCCCGCAACGAAGAGCGGTTTACCGCTTTCCTCGACGCTACTAACCTTTCTGTGTAAAGCATATTGAGGCTTATGGCACGTCGACTTCGCAAGCAGACTATGGATCAGGGTGGGGGGGTTCCCCCCTCCCCTGACGAGCTCGTCCTTAATTCGGACGGTCCTCTGACTGACCAGCAGCCCAAGCGAACCGTGTATATCGAGCTGTTTAAATCGGGTCCCCAGATCAGTTCCACAGGCCAGAAAATGGTCTTTGCGGATAATGATCTGGACCAGGTAGTTACCAGCTACGACACTAATCGTCACGAGGCTCCGCTGATTATTGGTCACGACCAGGACGACGGTACTCCGGCCCTGGGCTGGGTACGCGAAGTTTGGCGGAAAGGCAAATCGCTTTGGGGGAAAGTAGAACTGACCCCCAAGGCCGAGCGTTTAATACGCGACGGTGTCTTCAAAAAGGTGAGTAGCTCGTTTTACTTGCCTGATGCAGACACCAACCCGACACCGGGTCAGTTGGCACTACGTCATCTCGGCCTTGTATCGATCCCAGCGGTAAAAGGTCTCACGGCCTTTTCCGAAAACCACCCCGAAGGCTCGATTACGATAACTCCAAGGGAGTCTTCTATCTCATTCCAAGAAACTTTACCAACTATGGCTAAAAGAAAGACCGAAGTCCCCCAAGTTGTCGATCACGCTGACGGGCGGGGCATGACCATCAACGTTAACATCAACGGTGTTAAGGCTACCGATGAGGAGGGTCAACCTATTGAGGAGACCGGATCTTCCGCTCCCTACGACGCCGAGTATGGCGACGGTATGGGCATGGATCCTAACCGGGATATCGCCACCTCCGACCCGATGATGGGCGATATGGGTTCGACCTCGATGGTTGAAGGCCCTGACGGTGAAGAAATGGGCGACGAAGATGGTGGCGATGGCGCTCCTGTCGACGAGTCTGGTGCCGGTCCCGATGGTATGGAGGGTGAGGACGAAGGCGCCCCCGATGATATGGGTGGAGCCCCTGAACCCGGTGGTGATGGGGGTGAAGTCGACGATATGTCCGGCTCTGATGATGAGCAGGTTGCATCCGACCTAGCGTCCCAATACACCGAAGAGCAGTTGATTATGGCTCTGTATCAGCTTGCCCAGGGCTCTAGCGAGATGGGTGAGCAGGGCATGATGGGCTATAGCGAGCCGGCCCCTGCGGCTGTCGAATTCTCCGAGCAGGTTGCCCCTGACCCCTTGGCGGCGAAGGTCGCCGAACTCGAAGAGGAGCTGGCCAGCCAGCGTCGTCTCATGCGCCAAAAGGAGATCACCGATTTCTGCGAGAAGCTCTATGACGGCGGTAAGCTGACCGAGCAAATTGCTCCTATCTCCGATCTGGTTCGGTTCATGGAGACGCTGAACGCGAAGAACTCTGTGAACTTCAGTGAGGGCGGTAAGGCTAGCCAGTTCGACTTCATGAAGGGAGTCCTGAGTAATCTCCCTGAAATGGTGAGCTTTACCGAGCAGGCCACACCGGCATCAGCCCCCAAAAAGGCTAAGACCCAGGCACCTAGTGCCGACGGCTACGTGTATGACGAGCGAAATGCAGACGTCCATGCCCGGGCTATGTCTTACTCCGAGGAGAAAGGTGTCGATTATATGTCGGCTGTTAAATTTGTGATGAGCGAGGAAATCTAACCAACCTCCTTGTAACAACGGGGAGCGCAAGCTCCCCGGCGAATAGACCGATAATCACAAGTTATCCACAGACCCGCTATTCGTTCCGGTTACACATAAGGAGGAGTTAGCCCCCAAACCCGATGCACGACAGATACGTCTTCGTGCGTCATAACGAACAACTTACGACAATTGTCCTATGGCAACTGATCCCCGTTACATGTCGTTCGACCATAAGTATGTCGAGACCGCGACCGTCACTGACGCGACCGCTCTCGCCAATGGTACCGAACGCTGCCGCTTTGTAAAACGAAGCGGTGCATACCCCGCCGCCGCTGGCGCTTACGCGGCTGGTGTTAACGTCTATAAGCTTTACGGCCAAGGCGAACTCACCGACAAAGGTTACAGCGTTGAGGATGATGCCCTCACCGCCCTGACTGGCACCCTTGGCATCGCCACCACTGGCGTTGTGACCGGTTCCGGTACCAACTTTGACCCCCAACTCAAAGTGGGTGACACCATCAAGATCGGCGCTCAGCTTTTCCGGGTCATGACCCGTACCAGCGACACCGCCGCTACCGTGCTGCCTGCTCCCGCTACCGCCATCTCTGGCGCGACTGCGTATATCTGGCCCGGCACGTTTGAAGGTCAGTCTAACCCTTCTACGACCCCCCGCAAGCCTGGTGTGTTCCCATACCAATCCTTGCTGTCCATTGTGACCACTGGTATCGCAATTGTCGAAGTGGACGCCACTTCTACCTTTGCTGTTGACGACGCTGTGTATTCCACTACCGCCGGTACTGCTTCTAGTACTGCTGGTGCTGGTGTGATCCTGGGTCGTGCACTCGATGTGATTGGTACCGCTGGTGCTGGTCAGTATGTTCGGGTGAAACTTGGTAATGAAGCTGGAGCTTGAGGAGAGTAACTTACTATGATGAATCTTGATCAAGTTCGAGTAATCGACCCTATCCTTACGCAACTCGCACAAGGATACAAAAATACAGAAGGTGTTGCGACCTTCTTCGCCCCTGCCGTCTCTATGAGCGTCCGGGCTGGCCGCACCCTCGTGTTCGGCAAAGAGGCATTTGCCGCTCAATCGTTCCTTCGTGCACCTGGTACCAACATTCAGAAGATCTCTAATGAATTCGGTACTCGGAGCTTCGCTCTTCGCCAAGAAGCCATTAGCTGGCAG